CGTTGGTTTGGGAGAAGCGGCGAAAAGGGATGTGGGTACAGGAGAAAATCAGATACCGGATATGTCAGCCTGGAAAAGAAATCCGAGTTCTAATCGCTGGAGAAAATTGCCTGATGGAACCATCATTCAAATGGGAATATCAGCATCAGGGCCATTAGGCTCACCTGTAAATATCACCCTGCCGATATCTTTCAGCAATACCAATTATTGTGTTGTTGCATCGTACGATAATGCACGGTCAGGTGTGTCAACAATGGTTAGTTTTGCAGCGTTACCTGTTTCACCATCGCAATTTTCCCTGATGTCATCTGTGACTGAGCAAGGAATAAATCCTTTTGCTTACTGGATTGCTTTTGGAGATTAATAAATGGATAGATACTTCTATTCACAAAAAGAAAATGGTTTTTTTACCGATTTAAATAAAGCACCTTCAGATGCTGTTGAGATAACCACGGATGAATGGCTGTTACTACTGGATGGTCAGGATAATGGCATGAAAATAGTCAGCAATCAGGAGGGATATCCGGTTTTGACAGAGCAACCACCTTTATCAAAAGAAAACCTTATTGCATTGGCGGATTTGAAAAAAAGAAAACTTATTAATGAAGCCAACGAGCACATGAACAGCAGACAATGGCCTGGTAAAGCGGCTATTGGTCGTCTGAAAAGTGAGGAACTGGCGCAATATAATTTGTGGCTGGATTATCTGGACGCACTGGAACTAGTTGATACCTCCAGTGCTCCAGATATTGAATGGCCTACGCCTCCGGCAGTTCAGGCCAGATGACATCCGGCGCAGTGCTGGTATCTGTTGCCGTCACTGCGTCAATGTAATCCAGCACAGCGTTAAGTCGGGTGGTTTCTGCCTGCGTCAGCTTCCGCCCGGCCTGTAATTTCAGTTGAATCAGACTGATGGAAGCCATTGCAGCATCAATCAGCGACTGGCGCTGTGCTTCTGCCGCTTCTACTGCGGCGCTATGCTGTGCCTCGGTATCCGTCACCCATTTCTCACCATCCCATTTATCGTATGGCGTTAACGGGACGGTAGTGGTTGTATTTTCAGGGTAATCACCCGGAGCTGTGATTTCTTTTGATTCTCCTGTTTCGGTGCTAAAGACGATTTCACCGCGATGGTCTGGCACATATTCCCATGAGTTAAAATCTGCAGAACGGCAGATTGCATAACCAGCCTTATGTGTGCCAGGAGCATCTAAACAGGAATATGCGGGGATACCGACACCCACAGCAAGATATTCAATTGATGCAGAAATATACTCCCGTGTCTCACTGTCATAGTTATAAACGGTAATCTCTCCTGCCTTTGTGGCAATAAATTTATTATTTAAGATGGCGTTATACATCATGCAGCCCTCACAATGTAATTAAATGAAATATTACGTGGGCGTGTCTCTGCTGCACCGACAATACTGGTTCTCAACCCCGTTGCCGTTCGTTTGTTATTTTTATTTCCTTCAATCAGACAGTTGTAATCATCATTACCAATTAACGAATTGGTGGCATCAATACTGTCCGGGGACAAGGTATTAGTTGTGGAACTTAAAGTCAGCATCTCGTCTGAACTTGGAAGATTTTTTAATGGTGTTTCATTGCGAGAAATACCCGCGTAAAAAAAGGACTCATGCCTGTGCGCTTCAAAAGAGTCATCCTGAAGACTTAGCAAGGCACGTCCCGCATCCACTCCACGCCCGTCATCCCAGCCACGAATAAACTCACCACGTAAATCAGGCAATTTATTTGTCGGATAAGCCTTTGCCAGTTCCGGGTATTCTTCAGCAGAAAAAGCGGCACCGTTGCATTTCAGCCAGCCTGTTGGCGGTGTGGCTGAAGGCCACGGAACAGGTACACCAACAGGTAACGCTGAGCCTTCTCCCAAACCAACGTTTATGAAAATGCAGAGATAACGGCTAACTGGCATCATCCCCGGTTTTTATTCAGGGGATTGATCATGCTTATTGGCTATGTACGCGTGTCAACAAATGACCAGAACACCGATTTGCAACGTAATGCACTGAACTGCGCGGGATGTGAGCGGATTTTTGAGGACAAAATCAGTGGCACTAAGTCCGACAGACCGGGACTGAAAAAACTGCTCAGGACATTATCGGCAGGTGACACTCTGGTTGTCTGGAAGCTGGACAGGTTGGGGCGCAGTATGCGGCATCTCGTTACGCTGATAGAAGAGCTGCGCCAGCGTGGCGTGAATTTCCGAAGCCTGACTGACAGTATTGATACCAGTACCCCAATGGGCCGTTTCTTTTTTCATGTCATGGGGGCCCTGGCTGAAATGGAGCGCGAACTGATAGTTGAACGTACCAGGGCGGGGCTTGCTGCAGCTCGCGCCAAAGGCAGAGTAGGTGGACGCCGTCCTAAGTTGACCACCGAACAGTGGGCACAGATTGGACGTTTACTCGAGGCCGGAGAATCAAGACAGCGTATTGCACTGATTTTTGATGTAGGTGTTTCCACAATTTATAGAAAATTTCCGGCGAATGAGAGCAATGAATCGCCCTGAATCAGCATTATTTTGATTTTTCCTGCAAGCGGACAAATACCGTTATTTTGTGTGAATAACGGTACAACTGCGCTTAGCTGTTTGTCAGGCACAATCACTTCAACATAGGGCGAAGCCTAATCCAATCAGGAGGTTCGCCACTATGGCTCAGGATTACCACCACGGGGTGCGCGTTGTTGAAGTCAACGAAGGCACCCGATCCATTACCACGGTGAGCACCGCCATCGTGGGTATGGTCTGCACGGGCGATGATGCCGATGCAAAAATGTTTCCTCTTAATAAACCCGTGCTGATCACTGATGTGCTGACTGCCAGCGGTAAAGCGGGTGAGTCAGGCACGCTGGCTCGTTCGCTGGATGCCATCGCTGACCAGGCAAAACCCGTGACCGTTGTTGTGCGTGTGCCGCAGGGTGAAACGGAAGAAGAAACCACGACCAATATCATCGGAGCAGTGACCGCTGAAGGTAAAAAAACAGGCATGAAAGCCCTGTTATCTGCCCAGTCACAGCTCGGCGTTAAACCGCGCATTCTCGGCGTGCCAGGTCACGACACGAAGGCGGTAGCTACTGAGTTGCTGAGCGTGGCGCAAAGCCTGCGTGGATTTGCTTACCTGTCAGCGTATGGTTGCAAGACAGTGCAGGAAGCAATCACTTACCGTGAAAACTTCAGTCAGCGTGAAGGAATGCTGATCTGGCCCGACTTTACTGGCTGGGACACGGTGCTGAATGCCGAAGCAACGGCTTATGCCACCGCCCGTGCGCTTGGTCTGCGCGCCAAAATTGACGAGCAGACCGGATGGCACAAAAGCCTGTCCAACGTGGGCGTTAACGGTGTCACTGGAATTTCTGCTGATGTGTTCTGGGATCTGCAGGACCCGGCAACCGATGCGGGACTGCTGAACCAGAACGACGTCACCACCCTTATCCGCAAAGACGGTTTTCGCTTCTGGGGTTCCCGCTGCCTGAGTGATGACCCGCTCTTTGCCTTCGAAAACTACACCCGCACGGCGCAGGTGCTGACGGACACGATGGCAGAAGCGCACATGTGGGCGGTGGATAAACCGCTGAATCCGTCGCTGGCCCGCGACATTATCGAGGGTATCCGCGCCAAAATGCGCAGCCTGGTCAGTCAGGGCTATCTCATTGGTGGTGATTGCTGGCTGGATGAGTCGGTGAACGACAAAGACACGCTGAAAGCCGGAAAACTCACCATCGACTACGACTACACGCCAGTGCCGCCACTTGAAAACCTGATGCTGCGTCAGCGCATCACCGATCAGTACCTGGTGAATTTCTCCAGCCAGGTCAGCGCGTAAGGGGACAACATGGCTTTACCACGCAAATTAAAACACCTGAACCTGTTTAATGACGGGAACAACTGGCAGGGGATCGTTGAGTCGCTGACGCTGCCGAAATTTACCCGCAAATATGAGAAGTATCGCGGCGGCGGAATGCCGGGTGCAGTGGATGTGGATCTGGGGCTGGATGACGGCGCACTGGATACGGAATTTTCCATTGGTGGTACTGAACTGCTGCTGTTTAAGCAGATGGGCAAAGCCACGGTGGATGGTATCCAGTTGCGCTTTACCGGCTCTATCCAGCGTGACGATACCGGGGAAGTGCAGGCCGTGGAGCTTGTGGTGCGTGGACGTCACAAAGAAGTGGATTCCGGCGAGTGGAAGACGGGCGAAAGCAACACCACCAAAGTGACCAGTACCAACAGCTACGCGAAGCTGACTATAAATGGTGAGGTGCTCTATGAAGTGGACCTTATCAACATGGTGGAAATTGTGGACGGTGTGGACCTGATGGAAGCGCACCGCAACGCCCTCGGCCTCTGATGTATCTGAACGGCGCGGGATACCGCGCCAGAACCCAATTTACAGGACAGCAAAATGAGCGATAAGCAGACTGAAAAGACTATTCAACTGGATACCCCCATCAAGCGCGGTAAAACAGAAATCACCGAAATTGTGCTGCGTAAACCGCAGTCCGGTGCGCTGCGCGGTACACGCCTGCAGGCCATTATGGATATGGATGTGAACGCGATGATGACCGTGATCCCCCGCATCTCCAGTCCGGCACTGACTGCACAGGAAATTGCAGAGATGGACCCGGCAGATCTCACTGCCATGTCGGTTGAGGTTGTCACTTTTTTGTTGAAGAAGTCGGTGCTTGCCGGTTTACCGACAGCCTGACGGTTGACGATCTGGTGGCTGATATCGCCACCATCTTTCACTGGCCGCCATCCGTTACTGACGTTATGCCGCTGACCGAAGTGCTGGAATGGCGGTATAAAGCGATTCAGAGAAGCGGGGCCAACGATGAGTGATAATAACCTGCGCCTGCAGGTCATTCTTAATGCGGTTGACAAACTCACCCGCCCATTCCGTGCTGCACAGGCCAGTTCGAAAGAGCTGGCTGGCGCAATTCAGAATACCCGAAACAGCCTCAAAGAACTGAATAAGCAGGCTGGCAGAATTGATGAATTTCGCAAGACGCGCTCGCAACTAGCCATAACAGCCAACAACCTGAACGCAGCCCGTGAAGAGGCGGCAAAACTCGCCACACAATTTGCTGCCACTAACAGGCCAACCGCCGCGCAGGCAAAGTTATTCAGTCAGGTCAAAACACGAGTACAGGAACTTCAGCAGACCTATAACGGCTTGTTGGGGGCGGTCCAGAGACAACGTCAGGCACTTAAAGAATCAGGGATTGATACCAGACAACTCAGTAGTGCCCAGCGAGAACTTAAGAAAAATGCCGAAGAAACTCGTCAGGCACTGGAGGGCCAGCAAAAAGCACTTAAACGTCTGGGTGAACAACAGGCACGGATGAACGCTGCCAGAGAACAATACTCAAGACGGCTTGAAGTGCGCGATCGCATCGCAGGAGCCGGAGCCACCACCACGGCTGCAGGGCTGGCAATGGGCGCGCCAGTGATGGCGGCGGTAAAAAGCTATACCAGCATGGAAGATGCCATGAAAGGTGTGGCAAAGCAGGTCAATGGTCTGCGTGACGATAATGGCAACCGCACTGCGCGTTTTTACGAAATGCAGGATGCCATCAAAGCTGCCAGTGAACAGCTGCCAATGGAAAACGGTGCTGTGGACTTCGCCGCACTGGTTGAAGGTGGTGCGCGCATGAATGTGGCAAACCCTGACGACAGCTGGGAGGACCAGAAACGTGACCTGCTGGCCTTTGCCAGTACGGCAGCAAAGGCGGCAACAGCCTTTGAGCTGCCAGCGGATGAACTGTCAGAAAGTCTGGGGAAAATCGCCCAGCTCTACAAAATACCAACCCGCAATATTGAACAGCTCGGTGATGCGCTGAACTATCTGGATGATAACGCTATGTCGAAAGGGGCAGACATCATTGATGTCATGCAACGCCTGGGCGGTGTGGCTGATCGTCTGGATTATCGTAAAGCGGCGGCGCTGGGTTCCACCTTCCTGACACTGGGGGCTGCGCCGGAGGTCGCTGCCAGTGCTGCCAACGCGATGGTGCGTGAATTGTCCATTGCGACCATGCAAAGCAAGAGTTTCTTTGAAGGAATGAATCTGCTGAAACTCAATCCTGAAGTGATTGAAAAGCAGATGACGAAGGATGCGATGGGAACTATCCAGCGCGTACTGGAGAAGGTGAACGCACTGCCGCAGGATAAGCGCCTGTCTGCCATGACCATGTTGTTTGGTAAAGAGTTTGGCGATGATGCGGCGAAACTGGCAAACAACCTGCCGGAACTGCAGCGCCAGCTAAAACTGACAGCGGGCAATGATGCGCTCGGTTCGATGCAGAAAGAATCCGACATTAACAAGGACTCACTTTCTGCGCAGTGGTTGCTGGTCAAAACCGGAGCGCAGAACACCTTCAGCAGCCTGGGCGAAACGCTGCGCCAGCCGCTGATGGATATTCTGTACACGGTGAAAAGCATCACGGGGGCGTTGCGTCGCTGGGTGGAAGCTAACCCTGAACTGACGGGCACACTGATGAAAGTAGCCGCGGTTGTGGCTGCTGTTACTGTGGGCCTCGGCACCCTGGCTGTGGTGTTGGCTGCTGTGCTGGGGCCGCTGGCAGTCATCCGTCTGGGATTCTCTGTGCTGGGTATCAAAACGTTCCCTTCCGTTACGGCAGCAGTAACACGAACCAGCAGCGCGTTATCCTGGTTAGCTCACGCTCCACTGGCACTGCTGCGACGCGGGCTTGCTTCATCGGGCAACGCAGCGGGTTTACTTACTGCGCCGTTGTCGTCTTTGCGCCGCACGGCATCACTGACGGGGAATGTCCTGAAAACTGTAGCAGGTGTGCCGGTTGCACTGTTGCGGTCTGGATTATCCGGTTTACGTGCTGTTGCTGTGATGTTTATGAATCCACTGGCAGCACTACGCGGTGGACTGGCTGCCGCAGACGCGG